TGAAGCTTTACAAAAAGTCAAATGGTGAGGAGTTGGGGAACCCTCTTTGGATAGATCAACCAGACTATCGGCAACCAAGATCCGTCACCATATCATGGACTGTCGATAGTCTTTTATTTTATGGTGTTGCATATTGGCGTGTAACAGAATTATATGCAGATGATTTAAGGCCATCACGTTTTGAGTGGATAGCAAATAACAGAGTTACATTTACAACTAATAAGTTTGGCACAGAAGTTAATGAGTATTTTATAGATGGCGTATTAGCACCTATGTCTGGTATCGGTTCGCTTATCACATTCCAAGGATTAACACAAGGTGTATTACAAACGGCAGCACGTACAATACAAAGCGCTTTAGATATTGAAAAAGCAGCAGCTGTATCAGCACAAACACCAATGCCAAGTGGTTACATTAAAAACACTGGCGCAGATTTACCAGAGCAACAAGTATCTGGATTATTAGCACAATGGAAGCAAAGCAGACAAAATAGATCTACAGCATATTTAACTTCTACTCTATCTTACGAAACTACAGGATTTAGCCCTAAAGATATGATGTATAACGAAGCGCAACAGTATTTGGCCACACAAGTAGCACGTGCCATGAATGTACCTGCATATTACATAAGCGCAGATATGAATAACAGCATGACTTACCAAAACATTATTGATGGTCGCAAAGAGTTTGTAGCATATTCACTGCAGCCGTTTATCTGTGCTATTGAAGATCGTTTAAGCATGGATGATATAACCCCACGAGGCCATGTAGTTAAGTTTGCTATAGAAGAATCATTCTTAAGAGCTGACACAATGAAGCGCCTAGAGGCATTAGAGAAAATGATAAATCTAGGTTTAATCGATGTGGAAGAAGCTAAAGAAATGGAACAAATGACACCTAACGGAAGAGAAACAGAAGATGAAACTTACATTCAGTAGCCACATAGAAGCTGCCGATACAGAGCGCAGAGTTATTGCTGGCAAGATCGTACCTTTTGAAGAGGTAGGCAATACTTCCGTTGGTAAGGTCGTATTTGCTAAGGGGTCAATAGATATAGGCGATCCTGGCAAGGTTAAAATGCTTATGCAACATGCACCAGAGCGCCCAATAGGCCGCATGCAAAAATTTAATGAAGAGCAAGACGGAATTTACGCATCATTTAAGATCAGCGCATCTATGCAAGGTCAAGATGCTTTAATCCTTGCTGGCGAGCAATTAATCGATGGTTTATCTGTCGGTGTAGACGTAAACAAGTCTGTACAGAAAAAAGATTATTTATATGTAACCAGTGCAACACTAAGAGAGGTTAGCCTGGTAGAAAGCCCAGCGTTTACAGCTGCGCAAGTTACTAAAGTTGCTGCTAGTGAAAACGAAGCAGAGGACACAAATCAACCAAAAGAAAGCGAGGCTCCTGTGGAAGATTTAGCAACAGCGCCACAAGAAGCAAAGGCAGAGGCTGCTACTCCTACAGTAGAAGCTGCTCGCCCAGTAATTACAGCACCACTTATTCAAACTTCTGTACGTTCACCAATTAATTCAATGGGATCATATACAGAGCACAAAATTAAAGCTGCATTAGGTAATGATGATTCTAAACTGTATATTGCTGCAGCGGATGACTCATTTTCAACTAACCCAGCATTTAACCCAACACAGTACCTAAGCGAGTTTGTAACTAACACACGTTTTGGCACACCAGCAATCGATGCATGTTCACAAGGCACACTGCCAGCATCAGGTATGACAATTAACGTACCATCTTTGGTAACTTCTTCAGGTGGTGGCACAGGTGTAGCACCAGTTGTAACTGTTGAGGCAGAGGCTGGCGCAGTACAAAATACTGGCATGGAAACCGCTTACCTAACAGGCACAGTGTCTAAGTACTCAGGTATGAACACACTATCTGTCGAATTGTTAGAGCGTTCAGACCCTAACTTCTATGCAGAGCTTACAAAGCAATTAGAGTATGCATATTTAAAGACACTTGACACCACAGTATTAACTGCACTACTTGCAGCTGGTATGAATGGTACAAATACATCTGCAGATCTAGACGGAATCGTTGCATTTACAACTGAAGGTGCACGTACTATCTACTCAAATACAGGTTATTTTGCACAGAATTACATCGCTAACCCAGCACAGTGGGGTGCATTAATTGGTGCACAAGATACAACAAAGCGCCCAGTATTTAATGCGCTACAACCAATGAACGCAGGCGGACAAGTTAATCCAACATCGATTCGTGGTAACGTACTAGGACTTGATCTATACGTAGACAAGAACTTCTCAGCTACTACATTTGATGATGATTCAGCAGTTATTCTTGCACCAGAGGCTTTCACTGTATATCGCTCACCTCAGGCATTTATGTCTGTTAACGTAGTATCAAACCTACAAGTACAGGTAGCAATTTACGGATACATGGCAACAATCGCAAAAATGCCTAACGGAATCCTAAAGTACAAGAAGACCTGATAAGAACCATTAATTAATAATCCCCTGGGGTTTAGTAGCCCTAGCCCTGGGGGAGCTTTTTTAGATAAGGAGTATAGATGCCAGCCACATATGTAACAGAAGCTGAGTTACGCAGTAATCTTGGTATTGGTACGCTCTATACCTCGGCTACAGTTGAAGAAGTCTGCCAAGCAGCGCAGGACTTACTTGAAAAGTATTTATGGCATAATGAAGCGCCAGTAGTTGCATCTATGGTACAAAATAATGTAGCTACATTAATGTTGGCTAGTCCTGGCATGTTTACAACAGGACAACAAATAACAGTGACAAATTGTGGTAGCCCATATAACGGCACAAACACAATCACAGGCACATTTCCATATACAACTGGTACAACTAATTTACTACCAGCAATCTATTGGAATTGGGCGACTATTAATTTTCCTAATGGATATTCATTTGTACAATTTGCAGAAACTGCAGCCGATGAGAACTTTCATTTAATTTTGCCCTATGGTAATGCACGAGGCCCAGAGCACAAATCCCAATCTTATGCGAGCACCCCAGCGATACGAGAAGCGGCCATGATCGTTGCCGTGGACATCTGGCAAGCAAGACAAGTAAGCCAGACAGGCGGGGTCGGTATGGATGGGGTCAGTGCTAGCCCTTATCGGATGGGTTATCAGCTGATTAACCGAGTGCGTGGCCTCATTCAGCCGTATTCATCACCTGCATCACTGGTAGGTTAATATGCCAGCCGCAATAACTACATTACGTAGCACATTAGCGACAACACTTGCCAATGCTGGCGTGTGGTCAGTATTTAGTTTTCCACCTGCAACACTACTAGCCAATGCTGTAGTAATTACGCCAGGTGATCCTTACATAACACCATCTAATAATGATGAAATTAGCGTAAACCCTTTAGCAACTTTTAGAATACTTATTACTAAACCAGCATTAGACAATCAAGGCAACTTGGCTGGTATGGAAGATTACATTTTGGCAGTAGTAACCAAGTTGGCTGCCGCAACTTATCAAATGAATATATCTAGCGTTTCTGCACCAGCAATAGTTAACGCAGCTAGTGGCGACTTGCTAGTATCAGAAATTACTGTATCAATCCTAACGAGTTGGAGTTAAAATGGCATATCAAGGATTAACAGAAGAAGAAAAGAACTTTCTGGCCAAGACAGGTCAGATTACACACACACCAGTAGCGGTTAAAAAACCTGCTTACAAAAAAGAAGAGGAGCAAGACTAATGGCCGTATTTTTATCCAATGGTGCGGTAGTTACTCTTAACAGTGTTGACATTTCAGCATATGTAACAGGGGTTACTATTAACCGCAGTTTTGATGAATTAGAAATTACAGCAATGGGCGACACAGCTCACAAGTTTGTTAAAGGACTAGAGGCATCAACAATTACCCTAGATCTACTTAACAATGATGCAGCAAGCGGCGCAGGTGCAGTTACCGCAACATTACAGGCAGCATGGGGTACAACAGTGCCGCTAGTAATTAAGCGCACCAATGCAGCTATAAGCGGCACAAACCCAGAGTATCAAACTACAGTTTTGGTAAACAATACCCAAGACCTAAATGGTGCTGTTGGCGACATTTCAACACAGAGCATTACATTCACATGTAACTCAGTTATAGTAGTAGATACAACACCTTAATTAAGGAGAAATAATGGCAAAGCTAAAGATAACAAGGGCTAATGGTGAAGTCACAGAGCACAAGATAACACCAGGTGTCGAGTACGCTTTCGAGTTAAAGTACGGATCAGGTATTAGTAAAGTCCTACGTGAGCATGAACGCCAGACCGAAATCTATTGGTTAGCGCATGAGTGTTTACGTAGGGCTAACGTAACTGTACCTGTATTTGGTATCGAGTTTATAGACAGCTTAGATACTGTAGAGGTATTAGACGAAGAAAAAAAATAGCGCAGCGGGATTCAACACTTTATACGATAGCCAGCCTATCTGTTGAACTAGGGATTCCGCCTAGCGAGTTTATCAATATGGATGCTGAAATGCTTAGGGCAATAATCCAAGTGCTTTCAGATAAAGCTAAGGAGATCAAAAATGCCAGTAGAAATCGTAGGCGTTAAAGATGTCATTAATGGCTTAACCTTTATTGATGAAGACATGTATAGACGTGTTAAAGCAGCCGTAGAACCCGTTATGAAGGGTGTAGAGGCTAAGGCTAAAGGATTTGTAGTGGGCAATAACGAAGTGCTATCAGGCTGGTCTAAGCCAATATCATCTACTGTCGATTATCGCCCATTCCCTAAATATGATGCAGCTACTGTCCGTGGTGGTATTGGATTCAAAGAGGGTCA